AATCGTTTAAAACAACGTCTCCAGTGTCTTTATTAGACATGTCACTTAACTTATCAACTGAAAATGATGTACTACTAAAAGTCTGTGGACCATTAGGTACATTAAGTGTTTTACCTAATATATAATCTCTGAATTTTTTAGTCGAATTAAAGTCTAAGTAACTTGGCATTATATTTTATAATAAATAGATTTATTTAGTTTTTGGTGGTGCTGTATATTCATCATTACCTGTGTTTATAAAATCTTCTTTTACACTTGCATCTCTGATAATTTGTCTAGTCCAACCATCCATTAATGCTTCAGATGATTTAGCTGAAACTTCAACTTTCACAACTTTTGTTGATGAGGTATTTGCGGCCGCTTGTTTAGCTTCCGCAGCTTTCTTTTCTGCCTCCGCAACATTCATCGCATTTGTTTGTGTTGTAGCAGTACCTTGTGATTTTGGTTTTTCACCTTTAAGTTCGCTAATGTAATTACCAACCAACTTATTAAAGTTATCACTCATTTGAACCGTACCCTTTGAGACATTATCTGCAGTTTCTTTGACGAATTTCTGAGCATCTTCCCCCGTTAAACCCGCAGCTTCGGCTGCAGATTTAGCCATATTAACTACACGACCTCTTGTTGTAGCGGCCATGAATCCAATATCTCTTTCTATGTTTTCCATAGCACTTAACTGTCCTCTTGCAATGTCTTCTGTAGACATTTTTTCAAATGCGGCTTGGTTTGCTAATAATGTAGTTTTTTGTGCATTTGTTAAATCTTCTAAAATAACTTCTGTTTGTCCACCTAATTCACTCATTAAAGATTTAGGAACTTCAATAACCATTTTACCATCTTTCATTTGTGATAAGTTAGTTAAGAATTCCCTTTCTTTATCTTCCATTACTAATCCACTTGTCATTAAAGCACTCGCAGCGGCAGTTCTTTCTGAAGCCGCTATTGCACCTTTAGCCAATTCTTGATACGATATACCCAATTCACTTGCCATTGCTTTGGCCTTTCTTAGGTTAACACCTGTAATTTCAAATCTACCTTGTTCTTGATTATATGTGGTTAATGAACCCGCAGCACCAATTAATGCGTCTTGTAATCCTTCCACATTATTGGTTGCCATGTACATTAATTTTATTGGGTCACCAAAGTCACCCATAGCACCTCCCAATACCGATAAATTTGCACTTAATTCTAACGCACCTTCAGGACTAAACACTTTATCAGCAATCTGATAAACAGAATCCATACTTATTCTAAATTCATTGGCCTTTTGAACCATTCTATTTAATCCTTGTACACCATTTGCAAATCCAAATTCATTTAATTTTCCTAAATTGTCTCTTAAATCTTGTGTTGTTTTTTTACTATTCAAACCTAAAGATAATGAAGATTTACCAGCAGTATCAATGGCCTTGGTTGCGTCTGAAGCACCTAAACCGACTTTTTCAAATTGACCAAATACTCTACCCATTTCACTTAAATCTCCAACAAAAGACCTTGCGGTTGCTGCCGCTTGACCTATCGTTTCTTTTGATATGAGATTAAATCTACCCGATTCTGACATCATGTTTGTCATCATATCAGTTAGTTGTTGCATCCCATATCCTAATCTAAGTGTTGATGGATATGCGTCTATTATTTCTTCTCTTAAACCTTTTGAAAGTTCTCCTTGCATACCAACTTTTTCGTTGATATCTGTTCTTAATTGAGCTTCTTGTTTTAATTGAGTTGCTATTCCACCACCAACTTCTTCAACCAATCTACTAGCCATCCCCATTAGTCCTCCAGTTACCTGTCCTTTTTTATTAATAATATCTAACATATTACTAATTCTAAACATTTCACCTTCGGCGTATTGTGATGATTGTGTTTTTTGTGTGTCTATTGTTCCTCTTACAAAATCAACAGCCTTATTTCCAAAATTTTGTTTGGTATCCGTTATTGGTGTATTTGTTGTACCTAATTTTTCATTATATAACTTCCATGTACCTGCTAATGATGCACCATCGGAGCTGTCTCCCTTATACGCTTTACCAAATTCTTTTTGATACGCATCGGCAAACGCAATTTTGAAAGCGCTTTCATTTGTAATTCCACTAGGTATTCTGCTTAACAATCCCATATCATATAAATAGATGTTTAATTATTTCCATTTTCTAATGATATTAAATATTGTATATAATAACGTCTGATATAGACGGGCATAGAAAGGATATCTCCATATGAGAATCCTCTTTTAACTAAAAATAAAATCTCGTCTAACTGTCCCTTTTTATAATCCGTAGAAAGGACGAAAAAACTCAACCCCGAATCCAATTTCAACTTGGATTGTGTCTCCTGACGGGGTGATTGCTGTTTGGGTTAAGTCTAACCCCGGTTTATTTTCGTTGATAAATTTTCTAAAATCTTGTGAGTCCTTAATCGGCATGTTCTCAACAAAGTTTCTAATATTCATTAGGTCTTTATTGCCTGCGACCGATTTAATCATCATTTCAAGTTGTTTAGTGATAATTGGAGCCACTCCGTTACCGTTCCAACTATCTCTAATTGCGTCTATTTCCTTTTCTTGTTTCTTATTTAAAAAATTAAATGTGATATCTAATTTTGATTTTTCCATAAAATAAGAATATTCACCATTTGAATCTGCAACTAATTTAAAGTCTTTTGTTTTTACTGTTGATAAATCTAATTCAAAGTCAAACTGTTCCCCTGTTTTTGGGTCTGTTGATGTAACTTTATAATCACTTCCAAATGAGGTATTTCTTAAGAATATTAAAATCGCTTGTCTATCCTCCTCAACCAAATCATCGATAGGTAAATCTTTATCTAAAATTTTTCTTTTTAGTAATTCGTCAACAACTTTATTAGTTGCAATTAAACTTGGGGATGATAAGATATTCTCATCTGCAGCGGTTAAGTATGCGATTCTTACCGATTTTTTGTTATTTGTATAATGAATACCTCTACTTGGTAATTCAACTACGTCATAAGCAATGTTGGGGTCAATTCTAAATTCTTCCATAGTACAATTTAAACTATAAGTAGATTAAAGTAAAGTTTTTGCATAAAAAAACCGACAACCCATTAGACAGATTTACTAATTTGATTATCGGTTTTAATATTAAATAGAAACTATTAGTATACTTGGATACAACGGTCCATTCTCAAGTTACAAGTAATTTGAGCTAAAGCATCGTTGTTGTAATCTAAATCACCAAAGTTTAAACTTGTTAAGAAACAACCTTGGATAATCCACTTTTCAACAACAACACCCGTTGGGTCAAGCATTTCAAGTTCAATGTCTTTTTTGTATCCAGCAGCATATCCCATTCTACCTGTTACTGATTCTGCATGTAAACGGAACCATTCCATTAATGCTTGAGAAGCTGAAGGACCAATCGGGTCTTTAAAAGTAACACTCATTTCTTCCCAAGTGAATCTACCAGCAACATAAGTTGAAGTATTCAAGAAAGGAATCTCTGTTGAGTTAATTTTAGCTGAAGGTCTTTTTGTTGAAGATACATACCATTCGTTAATTCCCAAAGATGAAGGGAATCTAAGAATAAATCTGTTCTGTCTTTTCGGTTCGTAAGGAACCGGCATTTTCATTAGTAAATCTGCCATTTTGTATTTGTTAAATTTTTTGTTATTTTATACTTCTTATAAATATGTGTTATTTGGAAATAAATTTATTTTTGGTTAGGTACTTGATTTTATCAATTATTTTTCGTAGTTTTTTACAAACCCTCCAGTATTCTAGTTCCAGTAATAAATAATATATCTAGTTTTTAATAATTTATTCAATATTAAATAAATACTAGTATAACCAGTTCTAGATTATACTAGTATATACTGGGTGCAGTAAAACAATCCAATCATTATACAAAAGGTTCCACGTGGAACGTTCCACAAATAAAGAAGGAGGTCCAAAGACCCCCTTCCTATTTTTATATCTCCTTTTAGATTAGATATTCTCAAATGAAGCTCCTGTTGGAGTGATTACAAATTCAACATCAATAAATTCAAGAGAACGAGTAGGTTTAATATAAATTTTACCTCTCAATGTGTTTGCATCAATATCTTCTGGGTCACTAGAAACAGTAACTTTGAATTCGTACAAACCTCTTTCCTTTTTAATTGAATCCAAGATAGGGTTAACCAATCTTAAGAACTCTTGTCTTACTTGCTCGTCATTTTGTTCAAATAACAATCTTACCGCAACTGCTGAAATTAATTTTCTTGCTCTCAATAATAATCTTCTTACGTTGATTCTATCCAATGCAGATTCTCTTACTTGAAGTGTTTTGTTACCCCAAATAATTGTACCTGTATCAGAGAAAGTTGCAATTGGGTTAATTCTATTCTTGTATAATTCATCTCTTTCGTCTAAAGTTAATTTTTTGGTTGCTTTAATAGCATTTACCAAACCTCTTGAATAACCCGCAACTGCGAACCAAGGATAAGAAACATTGTCAGTTAATGCAATATTCTTCAATACCTCACCTGTTGGTGGAATATATAATTGAGTTGCGTTATCTGTATCTCTTACTTGAATCCAAGGCCAATACGTTGCAGAATAGTTAGAATCAATTGATACTGTATCTAATTCACCAACAACGTCAGCCGCTGCGGTTGTTCCCGTAATGTTAGGAGAGTTCATTATATATAATGAATCCGCTCTATCATTCTCAATCATATCAATTGCTTGATTAACCAAAGAACTGTGATCACGGAAGTTAATACCTGGAGTAGCAAATACGTTAATATCAACCGCTTCAGGGTTAGCAAATGTGTTTATACCATCTAAGTAAGCATAATAGTCAGAGTTTCCTGTTTCAGCGTTAAATACCCCACTATACGCACCATTTGTTTTATTATTGGTATATGTTGTTTTACCAAATATATAACCGTCGGTGTTGGTTCTTGACGTTCTATAGATATCCCAACCATCTGTACCTCCACATGTTGCAAATGTAAATTTACGATATGCAATATTTTCTAACACTCCTTTTGTTATACCTTCTAAATCGTAAGGTGTACATTGGTATGTAGTTCCTGTAATATCAGTAGCATTAACAGATAAGTGGAATCCGAAAGTTTCAGTTGTACCACTTGTACCTTTATATTTAAATAAATCTTTATCAAATCCAACTTGTGACGATAATCCTAACATTACTTTCTTTACCTTATCACCTGACTCAATATTTTCAGTACCGTCTGCGTTATATGTTACTACATCACCAGCATCGATATATTCAGTTTTATAAATTACACTACCTAATGTTGTTCCACTAAAGTTTGCATTATTGACAAATCCTTTAAATCCTGCAGGGAATGCATCCGATGGATGATTATCAGCTAAAGATAACATTATATATTTTGAACGTAATTCGTACTCACCATCAGCGGTACCTATTTTTCTACCAACAAAACCTGGCATGTCAGGATTCATAGAACATCTTGAATATTTTTCAAGAACAACCATATTGTCATCAGTATCGTTAAAATCACGAACAACAATGTCAAATTCACCTGAATCTAAATTAATGTTTTGGATTGTTATTTTAACTTGGTAGTTAGAACCTTCACCGTCTGAAATTGTTATTACTTCAAATAAATCTGAAACTTTTCCACCACGAACTTCTGAAACCACCATTGGAGATAAAGATGTTGACCATTGACCTAAAAAGTTAGAACCTTCATCGTTAAAAACTTTAGTTGTGCTTAAACCTCTAATCAATCCTCTTTCATAAGCGGCTTTAACTAAGTTAGGATAAGATTCATAAACATAAAGAGGAAAATCTTCATATGACTTATCAAATACATCAGAACCTAATACTTTTTTAATGTATTTTGTTGACGTTGTATCTAAAGTACAATTGAATGATTTTGCACCTCCTGTTGTTCCTGTAACATTAATTTGAAATTCACCCAATGGATTTAATTCAATATCTGTAACTTCAGCCAATGAAACTTGTGTGGTGCCCGTAACTTCATAAGTTAATATCTCTGAAGCATAACGACCTCTTGATCTTAATGTTGCCACAGATATACTATCATAATCGGTATTAACCTCAGCACCAAATGTGTATTTTACAACATCAAATCTAGTAGTACCTGAATTCCAAGCAAATTTATATGAATAAAGTTGATTAATTGTTGCACCTGAATTAAAGAAAGTATTGTACCATTCTTTATTATTAGGTGTTTCACTGTATAGTTTACCTGTTAAAGGTGATACAACTTGTAATGTCGTACTAGGTAATGTTACACCTGAAGGCATTAAACCAATTGTAAACCATTTACCGTCATCTGTAGTTGTAAAACCACTAAAATTTGATACTATATAACTTGTTATAGATACTCCTTCTGTTGAAGTTTTACCCGATAACTCACCATATATTGTACTTCCGGTAATTGTTGCGGTTGTTGCAGACATAGTAGTACTTCCAGACGTACTATAACTTGAATCCCAAGTAGCACCTGTTGGTGAAATACCACCTAATGTTTTTATTGCGAATGTTTTACCTGCTTTATATCCAGTCAATCCAAGTACTCTTGTTACGAATAATTGATTTGACTCTTGTAAATAAGATTTAGCTACGTAAGGTAACTCATATTTTGGGTTATTAGATCCGTCTCCATATTTTTCTGGAGAGGTACCGCCAAAGTATGTTTTGAATTCGTCGAAGTCTCCTATTAAAATTGGTTCGAAAGCTGGACCTTTTAAGGTTTCACCTACTAATCCCAATGTTGTTACTCCGACACTTTGAGCCACGAATGTTAGATCCTTCTCAGATGTGTAGACACCTGGAGAAACGAATACTCTGTTTGAATTTGCCATCGATTGTTGTTTGGTTAATTATTTTTATTAGTTATTCTATAAATATCTTTGTTTTTACCAAAGATTTCCGTACTTTTCTTAAAAAAGATAGTAAATTATCTTTTTATATCTAAAACTATCTTTCATTATGGAAAACAAACAGAAAAATGTAAAAATCAGTGAAAAACACCACGAGATGTTAAAAGTCCATTGTGAAAAGAACGGATTAAAAATTTACAAAGTCTTAGAAAAATTTATAGAAGACTTGTGTAAACCAAAAAAGAAGGACATGTATGGTGATGATTAATAAAGATACGTAACCCCTATTCTTGACCCAATTACAGGTGCACCACCCAACGTTATTCTTTGGTCACTAGTTATATCAAAACCTGAACCTTCCTCTTGTAATAGACCGTTTATGTCTACAGTTATGATACTATTGATAGAGTTGTGTAATGTAAATTCTAATGTTGATCCATTATATGTAAAATATTCCGTTGTAACTTGTAATATGGAACCATAGGTGTCGATAATTACACTATTTCTACCTTTATAATATGTTATAGCTATTGAACTACCTTCAGGTGGTGGTTCGGAAAATGTAATTTTTGATGTGTACGCAACGTGAAAATAATCCGTATCCCTCTCTTGTACAAGACCGTTTACCGATGCGTTGAATAACGTTCCTATACTTTCACCAACACTAAATTGTGTTTGAATTCCATCAGCAGGAAAAGTGGCCACAGTTACATCAATTAACTTATTAATAAATTTTTTACTGCCTGGTTTTTGATCTATAAATTCATTTAATAGAAAAAATCTACTAATTGCTGGCTTAACCTCAAATTCCTCACTATCTATCAAAATGCCCAACATTACAAATTTATAATTTTGGATATAAAATCTACGACCATCAACTGTATCAATAGGACTATTATCTTCAATACCCTCTAAAACTATTGGTATATAATGTCCTTTTACAGATGTGTAAGCCTGTCTTGAAGAGAACTTTTGTAAAACAATTTTATTAAATTTATTTAAATCTCTAAATTTATGACACACTATTGTAACCTCAAAAGTTATATCCACAGCAACTGGTTGTGGCATTTTATATATGTCAGCACCAATTTGTGTTCCGTTCCATGTTGGGACAGATGCATAATGGAATGTTCTTCTATCAGGTATTGTTCTTTGTGTTACGGGATTCGTACCTGGCTGAACGTCAGGTTTTCTAATAATTGCAATAAATGGTACTTTAACATTACCATCGTCATCAGAAAACTCCCAATTGTTTGCAAATTCACCCCATCTTTGTATTGTAAGTATTTTTGGTATGATTGGGATTTGATTCCCATCAGATACAACAACAAAATTTGTTTTTATAAAATCTAACATTCCACCATCCAAATCGTCATGAAGTATAGAGTCAGGTAAATAGGAATCCGACTTGGTGATTCTATCCAATAATTCCTGTCTTCTCTCCATAACTCGTTCGCCTTGGAACGATTCTTTCGCACCACCATAAACATCAATGTTGTTTTTTCTTTTAGGTATTCCCATGTTATACTCCTCTAAATTCGTTTTGTTGTGTTGGTACGCAAACTATAGTTCTATAATGTGGTTTGAATCCAAACATTTTGTGTTTATTATCTGAGGTTACCTTACCATCATTTGAGACAGTATAAAACCTCAATTTCTCCTCTGAATCGGGATAACCAATATAATCACCGTACTTAATATCCACATTCAATTCCTCCAAATGTGTTATATAAACCGACAATGTTAAATTTCCCGGCTCATTATATCTAACCATACCAGATTTATATGTAACATTCTTCGGTTCTTCAATTTTAACCAATGCATTAATCTCAACAGGTGGAAAGTATTTTATCTCATCCGCACCCGCTTCAGCATAGACCGCGTCATTGTCTGTTTTACTCCTATCAACACGATAAAGGACTAATTTCATGTTTAAATCCCCATGAAGATATTCCCTACCCATTTGAATATTGATATCAAAGTCGTCTTGAGAGAAGAATTTAGACAATCTGGTAATTGGTAATTTATTGTTCATATCCTAATAAATAGTTTAATCTTACGTTCTAATTATTTATATTTTAATATGGAAACAAAGATTCCCGAAATTGAGGCTAGAAATATACTTTCAACATATGAAGGTTCTAATAATCAATTATTAGATTGGAAAAGAAAATTTAAAGATGTTAAGAATTTTAAGTTAACGAGACCCCAATCTGAATATGTACAGAAATATCATGAAGTAACTCCAAAAATTGCCAGAAAACATATTAACATTGTTAGTACTTTCGGTGAAAAGATAATGGAGGATAGGTTATTAACAACTCCACCGACCAAAATTTGGTGTGAAAAATTATTATGTGAATCAGATAAGGCATTTCATATATGGGGTAAGGTTTTAGAAATTGACCAATTAAGTGCAATGTGGTTACCAAAGGCGGCGGTTGTTCAAGAAGAAAAAAAATTAGATAGGGTAATTGATTATACCAAATACAATTCAAGACCCCCGATGGACCATCAAAAGATTGCAATTGAAAAATTATTAGCGAACGATAAATTTATTTTAGCGGATGATATGGGTCTTGGTAAAACAACATCTGCGGTTATTGCGTCTTTAGAAAGTAAAGCAAGAAAGATACTTATAGTGTGTCCCGCATCTTTAAAAATAAATTGGGAAAGGGAAATAAAAAACTATTCAGATAGAAAAGTTTTAATTGTCGAAGGACGTAAATGGGGTTCTACTTTTGATTTCTACATTATTAATTATGATATTATTAAAAACTACCACACTACAGACAAGAGTGAAGATAGCGACGATTATAAACTATTGGTTAATGCCAATTTTGACTTGGCAATCGTAGATGAGGCTCACTATATATCAAATGCCACAGCAAACAGAACTCGTTTATTAAATGATGTTTTAGAAACAATCCCAAAAGTTTGGTTATTAACTGGTACACCGATGACATCAAGACCAATTAATTATTTCAATTTATTAAAGATTGTAGAATCACCATTAGCATTAAATTGGCAATCCTATGTTCGTAGATATTGTAAAGGTTACCAATTCAATGTCGGTAATCGTAAGGTTTGGAATACAAGTGGTGCAAGTAATTTAGATGAACTTCGTGAACGAACTAAAAATCTTGTTTTACGAAGAATGAAGACTGACATTCTTGATTTACCTGAAAAAATTGTAACACCTGTGTTTGTTGAATTGACTAGTAAAATGTATGATGAGGAATTAGAAGAATTTACTCGTATTAGTACCGATAAGAAAAATGATGAAACAATCACAGTTACGTTAAATCGTTTAATGAAAATTAGACAACTTATTGCTTACGAAAAAATCCCTTATACTTGTGAGTTGATTGACAAGTGTTTAGAACAAGGTAAAAAGGTAATTGTATTTACAAACTTTACAATGTCATTAGATATGTTACATGAGAAATATAAGAAAGTTTCAGTAACACTTGATGGAAGAATGAATAAAGATAAGAGACAAGAAAATGTTGATAGATTCCAAACCGAAGATAAAATCAAAGTCTTCATTGGTAATATTAAAGCTGCGGGTGTTGGTATAACATTAACCTCTGCTGAAGTTGTTATTATGAATGACTTATCATTTGTACCTGCTGACCACTCACAAGGAGAAGATAGAGCATA